ACCGAGCACGGAACTGAGTGCGACTGCGGTCAAGGACAGATGCAGACTGCTCATCAATCGTACGTCCATAGGCAGGGTTGATACGAATAGCAAGCATCGTGATGAACATGTCATCGAACTCTTCGGGGAACGGAAACGTATCCGCAATCCCTAGATTTGTTGTACGCAGCCAAGCAGCTTTGTCTTGACGGTAGAACCATTCGTAGTTGATTGAGTTGGTATTCAGCACCAGAGTTGGGGTTGTTTCAACCAGGCGTCCGTTACCAGCAAGGGTAAGGTTGTACGTAGAGAGATTACCTGCTACATCGATAACACCCATACGACTTCCGTCAGAGGGGTGAGGATCGAGATAGATTGTAATTGCATTCTCTAGGTTCAGCATCAACCGTTTGTTAGTTGGTACGTACCAGTCAGCAGCTATGTACTCTTCATCAAAAGGATATCCCTGTGGGCGGGAGATGTTTTTCTTACCCACAGGAAATTCTTCTAGTTGTTCCCCAGCCTCGTTACCGAATACTGAACGAACAATGCGATTGAGATACCTCAGTGCTTCGTCTTGCGACTCAAGTGTAGGAGAATCCCCTACTGCAATAAGGTTGCTTTGTCGAAAAGCATCGGTAATGATTTGCTGGACTAAAGTCATTAGACATCCGTTTCAATATAAAGTTGGCCGAGAGCAATACCGATAACACTTGACGTACCACCAACAGACATCCACCCTTGAGGGGCAAGGAAAGTTGTGGTAGTTGGCAGGTCAGTCGTTATAGAACCAGAGGCTACTGCAAGAGTACCAAGGTCAGTTACCCGATACTGTACTTGAGACGTGTCAGCAGGAGAAGCAAACATTACCAGCTCGTATGCTTTCGTACGGTCGGCAGACGGAACGGGGAAGCTAGCTCCAAGGTCAATCTTTGTAGCAGTACCAGAAGCATCGTTGTGCATCATTTGAATATTTGTATCTGCCGCGTCCCAGCCCATCCCGATAAGATTTACAAGACTAGACGGCTCTACGTCGGTAGGAGCAGCGGTAAGGTTACGAAGGCCGTTAAAGCCGCGGTTAGTTGCAGTAGTAACACCGGTTGCAGGGCCCCACTGGCATACGTAGTGAAAACCTTGGTAGCCTGAAAGACCCCCACGGTTCCACAAAGCACCAGTATATCGGTATCCTGCGACGGCTGTAGTAGCCGCGACTGTAACCAAATATTCCAACCGGCGCATAACCGTGTGGACGTTTGTGTTAGCAACGTTAGCAGCAGTAGCCGTACCAATGGCCGTAAGAGCAGCAGCCCCTGTCGCAGTAATCGTAGTTGAGTTACCAGCAGCCTGCCAAGAAGCGACACGGTTAAGACCCATGTGAGGTTGCAGCGTCGAGTCAAGACCTGTCGGACCTTTGAAAGCTGGCATCAGACGACCGCCGACGTTTTTCAAAAAGTGTCTAATACGTCCTGCGGCAGGACTACTAGGGGGAGAGGCTCCTGCAATTACTTCCCAGTAGTCATTCAAGACTAGGTTTTCAGAAGCATCGATAGTTACGTTAGCCGCACCATCAAAGGCACCAGCATTGTTGTATTGAACCTCTGTAGTAGAACCGCCGGGACTACCGCCTCCACCACCAGCAGGAGTTGCCCAAGTGCCATCACCACGCCAGAAGGTCGTAGCGCTAGCCCCAGTTCCACTGTTCAAACGAGCAACAGCAAGGTTACCAGTAAGGTCAGCGGCAGAGCCAGATGTGGCTACAGTAGCAAGACCAGACACATCAGATGCTGTGATAGCAAGAAGCGTCTTAGCTGATGCAGCAGTTAGTTCTTCAACCGAACCAGAACCCGCAGTAGTACGTCCGAGGATACGAGACGTAGCAATGTTCTGAACCTTAGCAAAGGTTACAACAGTGTTATCAATTGTCCATACAGTACCGGCACCAGAGACTGTGATGTCTCCGTAGTCGCCGTCTGCTGGTCCGCCTCCTCCACCACCAGATGCGTTAAGAGTCGTGCCTGACATGCTGAGGTTCGTACCAAGAGTAATCTCCTGGAAGTCCCCCGCACCAGCACCAGCTCCACGTCCAAGCAGGATAGAAGCAGCAGTTGAGTTCTGCATTTTGGCAAAGGTTACAGCGTCGTTAGCAATTGTACCCGCTGCTGTTACGTTACCCGTACCGTTAAAGGAAGGACTGGTGTACGTCAGATCGCCTGTGATGGCAATGGTACGACCAGTGGCTAACTGAGTTGCAGATGCGGCAGTTGCCGACACGCCTAGCTTCTCAGTATCTAATTCATCAATCGCTGCCTGTACGTCTGTTGCGGCAATGTTGCCTGCGGGAACGTTAACAATTTCTACAGCGTTGCGACCATACAAACCGAGGTAGTTCCAGTTGGCACCGTCTGACCGATAGAGACCAGCCAGTTTACGGAAACCAATAATACCTGTAGTTGTCTGTACGATATAAATAGCGCCAGTGTTAGCTGCCGCGGAGGGCAGACTGGCAAAGTCAGTTACTTGAGGGTAAGGGTTAGCAGCAATAGTGTAAACTTCTGTGAAGTTATCGTTAATCTTGCCGCGGATAACTAGGCCGGACTCACCGTTATTAAGTATTTGTTGTGCCATTAATCAATCCAGTTATCTGTGTCAATCCAACTACCGCCATCGTCCCAAAAGCCTGTGACAAGTATCCAGTACCCACCACCGCCGCCACCCGAGGAGAAATAAGCGAAGAAATGGGTACTGGGCATATCTAATTAAACTCCAAGAGTTCCTGATGCACCGCCTGCTGCGGTAAACGTACCACCGTTAGAACCCAAGAAGAATGGGAGAGGGTAGTAAATTCCTGCTGATACAGGGTGAGCATTGATAATAGTTACGTTGGCACCTGACAGCTCATTCACTTTGGTAACTGTAATAGTGCCTGCAGTAGTACACAGGAAACCACCGAGAGAGTCACCGTCAATTTCAAATGTGCCATTAACGCCGATCAATATCGGCTGGTATCTTTCCTGATACTTCATCCATAATTCCTTATGAGAATTGGGGCGTACCGTTTCCGGCAGAGGCCCCAACCATATTAGGGGTATTAGTTACCGCCGCCCACTTTAGGGGTTTCAGTACCAGTCTTACCCTTGTCTAGACCCTTTTTACCAGAGTCCAGGCCTTTCTTACCAGAGTCCAAACCCTTTTTACCAGAGTCTAGACCCTTTTTACCACTATCCATATAGTCAGTCCTTTATGTTAAGATTAGCCATTGATACGAACGATACGACGACGGTCAACGATATTAGCGTTAACAGCGACGTCAAATCGGACGCGGTGCTCACCGGTGGCGAAGACCGAGTCTTTCCACATGCGAACAGAGAGAGGTACCTTGGTCAGCGACTTGCGCATTGCAGTACCGGTCGAGGGCATGACGAGGTCAGCGGTGTTACAGATAACAGCCGATTTGTTCATCAAGAGACGTGGCTTGACAGCGGTCGAAGCAGCGTACTTCCAGGTGATGACAGCGTTATCAGCAGGCACAGCGGTGACGGTAGCATTAGCCGAGTTAACAGCGTTGTTACCAGTCGTACCAGCAGCCGGAACGATGATCGCAGGGAAGATACGGATACCACCAACAACAGAACCGGCACCGTCAGCGGTGTAATCACCAATAACGCGGAACTCTTGCAGACGGCCCAACGAAGCCTTCAAGCGGTTGTCGTATGCGAACACGCCAGCGATGGTGAAGGTTTCACCGTCTTTGATCGTGCCTGCAGCACCGAAGCCATCAGCAGCCAGAATCTGAGTCATGTACTGACCAGGGGCCGGAGAGATAGCAACAGATGCGTAGTTCGAGCCTTGAGCACCGCCATTAACTGCGCCATTGGTACGAGTACCAGAGGTCAGCGTCGGGAGCTGCTGGGTGAACAGTGTGTCAAAACCAGCGACCTGACCGCTAAAGCCCTGACGGTACGTACCAGCACCAAGGTCAGCAAGCGAAGCGTTGTTGGTTACGATAGACGAACCAAGAGCCTGCTTGTCACCATAGGTAAGGACGGCCTTCAAGTCAGCGTCTTCACAGCCTTCTTCCTTCAAGCGGGTGTAACCAGCAGCAACGTCATCGAACGAGTCGACTGCGTTACCAGCAGTACCTACCCAGTTGTTGGAGGCGAGGGTTGCGTAGCCGAGGATGTAAGCATCAATGGTTTCAGCAAGGTTGAGAGCAGCATTCTTCAACGCTTCCGAATCACGGGCTTCGCCAATGTCACGGATTTTATTGAAGTCGCCAACGCCCATGCTGGAACCCCAGACTTCGGTCAGCTTGTACTGTTCCGAACCGTAGACCATGTCTTGGACACCGGAGCTAAGGTCTTGTACAGCAGAGCTAGAACGAGTCGTAATGAAGCGAGGACCAACCTGCTCGACAACAGTCAAAGCATTTCGGTCATTCATTTCACCATCGAACTTTTTCCAGGTTACGAGGTCTTTTGAAATCAGGTTATTCTGAAAGATTGCGGCAAACGAGTTGAGGACCAGTTTTGCTTGGTCAACAGTTACAGCCATTTATATATTCCTTTATGAGTTAAGTATGCCCTCCCTCATCGCTTCTTGTTGAACAGCGCACGAGAGAACTCATCGAGATCATCCGTGTTCGGGTCAACTGCTGCCTTAGCCGCTGCAGAACCTTTGTTCACATGTGCAGGCGGAGTGGGTGCTTTTGAAACTTTGGGGCGAGCCATTTGTTTAGCTTGATCTGCCTCAGCGAACTTGCTTTCCAGACGGCCCAGTGCGATGGTAGCCTTAGTGGCACCGGCCTGAACAATCTTGGTTGCTTCGTCCAAATTATTGGCAAGGTAATACAAAACATCTGGACCGTAATCCATACTCATAATAGTCGTAGTCAAATAGTCGGCATAAGAACCATCGATACTATCAAAGGTTGCGCCAAGATTTTGGCCCTTCTCAATGAAGTCAGGATAACGCTCCTTGGCGGGTTCGAGTTTCTCATTCCAAGAAGCCTGTAGAACGGCGACTTCCTGTTCCCTCTCGAGACGGGCTTGATCTTCCTTTTCTTGTGCTATCAATGCTTCACGTTCCACCTTGAGGGTGTGGCGTACAACATCAGCAGCAAACTTGGGGTCGAACTCACCAAGAGGATACTTGTCAGTACCATCTTCGTTCTTATCGTCTGGCGAAGGGCCTACTGTTACTACTTCTACCTGAGCTTTGGGCTCTGGTTCAGCTGTCTTTTCTAACTTAGCAAGGCGTTCCTTTAAGGCAGCAGCTTCACGCTCTGCTTCTCGGGCTTTACTTGTAAGTTCGTCGATGCGTTCCTGAAAACGATTCTTCTTAGGCTTAGCTTCGACCTCAGGGGTCTCCGTGTCTTCCTCTCCTGTATCGTCCTCGTCTGCGGGGGCATCTACTTCTTCCCCGACTTGAGTATTATCTTCGTCTTCTTGTGCGTCGTCTTGTGCAGCAGGCTCGTCTTCTGATTCTTCCAAACTGGCCGGTTCGGGTTGTGATTTACTCTGGCCAAAGAGCTCATCAGCAAAATCATCAAGCGATACATCTTCTACAGATACGTCGTTGTTGTTGTCTTCCATACTCATATAGGTTTTTATGCGGTCCTTTAACCGTTTGCCTTCTTAGGTTGCGACCTTGATCCTGCGCTAGAAGTGCTTGTGGCGCGAGGGGTCGATTTTGCCTCCAGGGATTTCTCAGCCAGCTCGTGCTGGCGTGCGTTATCTTCCTGTTGGTCTTGTCTCTTTTGTTCAAATTCCTCCGTACGT